ATACCAATTTTCACCACCTTAAAATTTCTCTCGAAAATTTTGTTTTGGGGCTTGACTTTTAATAGTTAGTCTTTCCGTGTTAGTGAGGAGTTAGGAGTTATTGGAGTGCGCGTGCGCGCACGGGTTGAAAATTGGGCCGCAATCCCGTAGGGGCGCACATTGTGCGCCCGTCGCCCTGTGGCGAATCCTGTTGTGGCATATACGGCGGGGTTTTCGGAACGGTCACTGCGCCCGCAGGCGCGTTTCGGAGGCCAACCGGGGCAACGCCCCGGCTCTTAGGCCGGAGATAGACCGTTCCCTACAGAGCTGGACCTTAGGCCCGTTTTCACTCCTAACTCCTACTTTCTAACTCCTAACTATTTCCTAACTTAAAAAGCTCCCTGCTTCCACCCGGTGCTGGGGGCGGCGGTGGGTTCGGGGCGGGGCAGGAACTTTTCAATCTCGTTGGCCTGCCCGGTCTCACCGGCGTGGAGGCCGCTCTGCTTGGTGTATTCCCGCACGCCCAGGCGGCACATGCCCTGCGCACCGACAATTTCGTTCCAGCGGGGGCGGAACGTCTCGCCGCGCTTGCACTGGCCGATGCTCTCAAAAAAGGCGCCCAGCAGGCCCTGGGTCTTGGTGTGCAGGTACAGGCGGTGGGTGACGGTGGTTTCGCCTTTGTCGCCGCCATGGATGGTAATGGTCAGCTTGGCCATGCTGCAGGGCGGCAGCTTGGCGCTGCCCTCATAGCGGGCACGCTCAAAGCTCTGCACGGTAAACAGGTAATCGCCCGCAGGCAGCAGCACAAATTCCCGCTGTTCGTTGGTAACCTCGCTGTCCCAGTCCAGGGCAGCATCCGGCATGTTGTTCATATATTCAGCCATGGGTAAATCTCCTTTGTATTTGTTAAAACGGTACATCGCGGTTGGTGCAGATCATCTCCAGCACCTGGGGCCAGGCGGCCACCAGGCAGCCGCTGACAAAATCAGCCGGGTAATCCTTGACCGGCATATCGGCGGGGAAGTACCCGCGCTGGCCGACCACGGTCTGCAGTTCCTCCGGGGTCACATTATTGGCGGCCATCAGCTGGGCAAGGGCGGTCGGCACGCCCTGCGCCTGCAGATCACTGGCGGAGATCCCGGCAGGCACGGCAGGCGGTGCAGCAGGTGCAGCGGGAACCGGCACCGGTGCAGGCTTGGGGGCGGGGGCATCCTCTACCATGATGGGGCGCGGCGCGGGGGCTGCGCCGGGGTGCGGGTCCGGGATGCAGGCGGCGATGCTGGCATACTCAAAGGGTAGTTCTTCCGGCAGGCCGAAGCGGTTTTTGGCATCCCAGCAGGGGTGGTGGCTGGTGTAGAGAACCCGCCGCCCGCCGCTGGCCTTGTTCTTGGCGTTGGGGGCACTGCCGGCTTTTTCTACCACGGTTTTGTAGTTGGCAAACAGCAGCATGTCGCACCATTCCCGCAGCAGAGGGGCTACCTGTTTGCTGGTTTTCATGGTCCAGCGGTCATAGTTGCCAACGGCATCGGGCTGCTCAAATTTTGTGATGGCGGCATGGGCCAGGACTACCACGTTGTGCCCGGTGTTCAGCACTTCTTCCAGAGCGTCCAGCAGCTTGCCGAACTCTTCTTTCGCGTAAGTATAGCCCTTGCCGTACCCGAAATCCTCAATGCCCTTGACCTTGGCGCGGGCGCAGACGGCGTCAATGCAGAGCCGTTCGGCCCAGTCGGCGGTGTCGATCACCAGGGTGCCGCAGGGCACATTGCCGCGGCTGACCTCAGCGACTTCATCCAGCAGCATGGCCCAGCTGGTGGGCGCGGGCAGGCGGGCAACGTTCAGCCGCTTGGTGCCGCCCTCGGTGTCAATGAATACCGGGGCGGGGAACTGGGCGGCAAAAGTGCTTTTGCCGATGCCCTCCGGCCCGTACAGAACGGTTTTGACCGGCGCGGCAATGGTGCCGGATGTGATTGCGTATTTGCTCATTTCAGAACGCTCCTTTCGTCCATGTTTTGGGGGCGGGTGGTTCCTTGGCGTCTTTTACCCTGCCATCCTCAATGATGATCTGGCACTCCCCGCCGGTCGAAACGCGGGTGGCGATGGCCTGTAATCCTTCGGCCTGCAGCCAGCTGCCGAACTCCGCCAGGGTGGCAAGGTCCATCTGTTCCAGCTTGTCCAGCAGCACAAAGCCGCAGTCGGGGTTCAGGCGGCGCACAATGGCGGTGGCCACCCGCAGCTGGTCGCTGCCGCTCATGTCCTGCCAGTGCTTGCCGTTGTAAGTCAGGCTGCCGTCCTCCACACCCAGGCCGGTCAGGGGCAGGTCTGCGCCGTTCAGCAGGTCCATGCGGGCGGTGCGCTTTGCCTTGATCTGCTCTGTCAGGGCGATGTATTCCTGCGCATAGCGCTCGGCTTCGTCCTGAGCCTTGGATTTTGCCAGGTTGGCGGATACCTGCCGGTTGATCTCCTCCACATTGCGGATGCTCTGCTCCAGCTCGGCGGTGGATTCATCCTGCAGCTGGGCCACGGTCTTGGTGGCGGCTTCCTCCTGCACGCAGGCGGCGTTGTATTCCTCTACCAGCTGGCCGCGGTGCTCCTGCAGGGTTTTGAGCTGTTCCTCCAAGCGGGTCAGCTCATCCATGGCGCGGTGCTTGGCGTGGGTAATCTCGGTCAGGCGGTCGCGCTGGCGCTGGTTGTCGGCGTTATGGAGCAAAATCTCCTGCTGCTGTTGGATCAGCTCAATGGCACTAACGGGTTCGGACGGGGCGTCCGGGTATTCGGTCAGCTCTTCGGCGGCGTGGCGTTTCTGGGCGCCGATCTGGCCGATCACGGTGCGGCGGTCGTACAGGGCTTTGATCTCCCGGTCCAGGCCGGTCAAAGCATCCCCCACACCGATGATGTTCAGCAGGGTGTCGGCCTTGTCTTTATCGCTGGCCTGCATAAAGCGGGGCAGGTCCAGCGCCAGCGGCTCCACAAAAGCGTTCAGCAGCTGCTGGCCGCTGCGCTGGCCGGTGGGGTCCGTCACGGTCAGGCTGCTGTTTTTGCCCCTGCGCTCCACCACAACGCCGTTAGACAGGATCACTTTCAGGTGGGGCGGGGCAAGGGCACCGTCTCGCACAGCGGCGGTAGGGCGGAACTTCTCGCCGCCCAGAGCCCAGGCCAGGGCATCCAGCACACTGGTTTTGCCCTGGTTGTTGTTGCCGCCCACAATGGTCAGCCCGGTGGGGGAGGGCGTGAGGGCAACCGCCTTGATGCGTTTTACGTTTTCGGCTTCCAGAGCCGCAATTTTTACAGACATTTTATTGCCTCCGTTTGAATTTCAGTCAGGGTGTTGGTCAGCTGGTTGATGGCCCCGGCGCGGGTGTCCGGCGGCAGCTTGGCCAGCTGCGGCTTGACGGACTTCCAGGCGTTCTGCATGGCGCGCCCGGCCAGCAGCAGGCTGTCATAGGCGTTGCGGGTGTCCAGCTCGATTTGTTCCGGTGTGGCGGCAGCAGCTTTGGCGGCTTCCAGCTCGCTGCGCAAAGGGGCGGTCAGTTCATCGGCCAGGGTGTGGGCACGGCGGTTGATCTCATCCTCGTCCACAGCGGCGGCCACCGGCTGCGCTTTGGCGGCTTCGGCTTCCCGCTGGTATTTGTCGGCACGCATCCGGGCGGCATCGGCAACCTGGCGGGCACCGGCCAGCTGCTTTTCCGCTTCCTTTGCCCGCTGTTCGGCTTCGGTGGCGCGGCGCAGGGCGGAATCTTCGTTTTTGTGGGCGGTGCGGTAGCTTTCCTGGGCACCGGTGGCGGCGGCTTGCAGCTGGCGGTTCTGCTCATGCAGGCCGTCAACATCGGCCAGGGCGGCATCGCGGGCGGCTTCGGCGGCGGCTGCGGCATTGAGGGCGCTCACCCGGTCGGCGCGCAGCTGCTGGTTTTCTTTCAGCAAATCCTGGTATTGCTTGTGGGTGGTAATGTCGCCGGATTTGACGGCCTGCACCAGATCGGCGGGGGCGGTGGGCTTGGCGGCGGCATATAATAAAGAAGGGGAAAGCGAATCAAGGATCTTCTGCTGTTCTGGACTGCTGTTATCAAACAGAGCGGTAACTTGCAACAGACGGTAGGCCGTGGACTTGCTGACGCCTATACTCTCGCACCAACGGCGGAATGCATCCTCGCCGCGGTTCCCATGTTTTGAGTTGTCCCAATTTGGGACAAGTGCCTCATGCGCGATTGCTACCCCATCAGCCATGCGGCGCAGCCCAGCTTCTGCCAACCTCCGCCCTGCTGCGCATTCTCGTTCTGCAAGGTGCAGGTCGTTGACCGTTTGCTCATCCAGCCCGCTGTAATCAAACGCCGGAGCCGAACAGGCAGTTTCCGCACCGGACAGGTTTGACATTGCACCGGAAGTGTCCGCAGGGGAGCAGGGGTCCGGCGGGCAGCTGTTTGCATCCGCCTGGGTGGTCGATGTTTCCTCCGCCAACGTGGCAGCAGGGGCGGCCATAGTCACAGCAGCATCCGCATTCGGGGCAGTCGTGTTCACTTTGCATGGTGGTTCCTCCTTGTTGGGCAGTGCGCGCAGGGCTTTTACCACAGCGTCCGGTACCTCGTAGTCATCCATCAGGATGCCGAAGCATCCCCCCAGCCAGTCCTCCTGCGCCAGGTCGGGCTCTTTGGTCTGGGCCTTGGCGTACTGCTGGGCGGCAAAATCGCTGGGCACCCATTTGTTTTGGTGTTTGTTCCAGAACCAGAACCTGCCGTGCTTTAAGGCGTACAGCAGGTGGTTGTCCTGGTTCTGGCAGATCATGTAGTCTGTCAACCTTCTACCTCCATGTTGATCAGCGCTTTGCGCTGGGCGGCGCCGGTGTCTGCGGCGCTGTAGCACAGGCTGATCTTTTCCAGTTGTTTGACCTTGCTGCTCGTTGCCTCGGCCAGAATGCCGCGCACGGTTTCGTGCAGCAGCAGTTCGGCATCCTTGCGGTTGTGGGCAAAAGCAGCGCGGATGGCGTCATACTCGTTCATGGCGTTACCTCCACAGGTGTGAATTTTTGCAGAAGTTCTTCGGCCAGCGGCTTGGGAAGGTCCGTCATGCGGGCGTTGCGCCAGCCCACAAGGCAGAGCCGCCCATAAAACCAGCGGCCGTTGTAATGCCGGGTCGGCAGGTTTTGCCCGGCCTGCGGCAGATAAAACAGCGCGGCAAACCGGTTGCTGATCGGGCAGCGCTGCGCGTACCCGCCCATAAAGCGCTGCAGCTCCTGCAGGGTGTCCGGCAGGCGGTAAAGTTCCGGCTTTGCGCCGGGGTCAATCACGATTCCGAGCATGTCGCTACCTCCCGCAGCGTAACAGCTGCCCACCCGCCCAGCAGGCAGCCAGCCCTGCCAGGGCAGACGCTCCGCCGCCCTGGGTCAGGGCGGCCACGGCGCACAGCGCGCCCAGCCCGCAGCCAAGCAAAGCAAAATTGGCGCAGACCTTGCAAACGCGGGCAAGGTGGAGTAGAATACAAGTGATGAAATTTTTCGTCTGGCCGTTCCGGTGTTGCAGCACCGGGGCGGCTGTTTTTGTTTGGGGCATTGTCGTTCTCCTTTCAGATCGGCCCAGGGTCACTGTGCCGGTGGTGATAGTTGGTTTGCGGTGCGGGGGCAAGGCCGCTGTGCGCGGGGCCGGTGCGGCGCGCAATGAACCCGGCCAGGCCGTCTTCGGTCACCAGGTGTTTGCGCGCTACGTTGACCGTGGGCCCAAACTCCCCGGCCCGCACAAGCTGCTGTACGGTGGATTTTTGCACGCCCAGCATCTCGGCCAGGCGGTCGGCAGTGTAAAGGGTCATGGTAATTTCTCCTTTCATAAAAAATGTCATTGTTCATTCTGAGTGATTCTGGGCTATTCTGGCGCATTTGAAGTGATTCTGAGATAAATTGCATAGATGCGAAAATTAAGTAACCAAAATGTAACCGTCAAAATGTTTGACAAATTGCCAGAATCATGATATTCTTCTCAATAACATGATGGCAAAAAAAGGAAACTATGGTAGACTGCGCTTGCTGCCGTACTCTGAAAAAAGATAGTCAAGTGAACAATCCGCAAAAACAGCCTGGATGTCGCGCATCTCTTTCAGGGTGAATTGCGTCCGCCCTTGCAGTTTGTTCTGCATGGAACTGTGCGAGATGCCAATGCGCTCTGCCAGCTGCTGCTGGGTGGATTTGCTGCGCTTGAGCTCAATAAAAAGATTGGGAAACATGGGGGTCACCTCCTTTATAATTGGGGAGTGAGAAGGAATGCTACGATGCTTAAGAATAGTGTTGAATTTGTAGGCCTCCCATGTACACGACTTTGAAAGGAGGTGATGAATATGAATAATTCGTACACATACACTGTAAGCAATAATCAGGAAGTAAAAATTGCAACACCTGGTAACTTCTCTTTCAGTGAAATCAAGAAAACGGCAGAACAAACGGCGGATAAAATCGTTTCGCATTCGGTTTATCCTAACGGTTTTGAAATCGAGTTTGTTCAATACGCGGGTCTTATTACAGTGACCACAAATATGCCGCTTACTCCTGATGGACATGGTGGTTACATTGCACCGACAGACAAATAACATCTTTTGTCTGTGCTACAGTAGTGCAGCCAAAGTGCTGTACAATTTCGTCCTCAGTCTTCCTGCTTGCAGAAGGCTGGGGGCTTTTTTCATTGTTCATGGGGATACCTCCTAAAAAATCCAGCCCCTCCGGTTCAAAGTCCGGACTATGGGACAGGTGTTGTGGTAGAATGGTTGTAGCTGCTAGGAATGCTCCACAAGGTCATCAATGCGGACGCCGAAGTGGTCGGCAATCTTAGCTGCTGTTGATAGGGTAAGGCTGCGGAATTTGCTCGTTGTTCGCTTAAAGCGAACGTGTGGATAAAAAAATAAAATCTGCCGGGAATTTGTACACGCGTTCAATCTTCTGTACAGTCCCCCATTGAGGTACGGTTTTCCCAGATTCGTAATTTTGCAGCGTAGCAACGCTGACACCCAGCGCTTTGGCTGCTTCCTGCTGGTTTAATCCTGCGTTTACACGCGCAGCTGCAAGAGAAATTTTTGGGAATTTTTGGGTCTGCATATTTTGAATCACCTCCGTTCTGTAATTTATTATACTCGCTTAAAACGATATGTCAAGCTAAAAGCGAAAATATTTTCGCAAAATATTGATTTTGTTTTGCTTTTAGCGTATAATGACGACATGAGGAGTTGATTTTATGAGTGACAACGCCAAAATGGTTTTCGCTGAAAATTTAAAAGCGTACCTTAATAGCAAAGGATATACTCAGCTTGACCTTGCAACTTACATGAACTGCTCCAGCTCTACTGTTTCGGACTGGTGTAACGGGAAAAAGTATCCTCGTGTTGACAAAATGCAGCGTATGGCGGATTGGCTTGGTATTCAGATGTCTGACCTTACCAGCGAACATGACAAACTTGATGACGCCGACATAGCATTTTATAATCGTTATAAGCAGTTGACCGAGGAAGAAAAAGAAGATATGCGCGACTTCCTCGATCTTATGGATGCCCGAAGAAAACGTCGCGAGAAAGGCGTTTGATGTTTAGTACGTCAGAATTTTATAGCTATTGTCGGGTTCATGATGTGGATGTCATACCATTTGATAGGCTTCCGGCAGCTGCTACGACGGTGCGGTATCATGGAGCATATGCGGTTGGGCTTAATTTTTCCCGGTTACATACTGTGCGCCAGATGCGCACCGCCATGCTGCATGAATCAGGCCACCTGCACACAGGCGCACTACATAAGGTAAACAGCCCGTTCCAGTTGGTGGAGCAGAACGAATACCGCGCCGATGCGGACGCGTTCCGCCGCTGTCTGCCGCCGGACGAGATCCGCACGGCAATGCGGGCAGGCTACACAGAACCCTGGCAGTTGGCAGAATATTTTGACCTGGACGAGGACTACATAAAAAAAGCCCTGCACTACTGGACGCAGTGCAGGGGAGTAGACTTTAACCAATAAATAAGGGAGGAACACGATCATGGAACCTGTAAACCATTGCTCGCATTGCGGTGCGGCTGTTGATGTAAATGCCAGTGTGTGCCCGGAATGTGGGCAGGAGCTGGTAAAGCGTAAGTATTGCCCGCACTGCGGGGAACGCATTGATGCCGACTGCATCATCTGCCCCAAGTGTGGCAAACAGGCGGGGGAGCTGCCGCAGGATAAGCAGATCAATATTGTCAATAACAATAATTCCAGCGCATCGGCAGCCGCCAGTGCATCGGTGGGCGTTAGAACTGCGGTGCGCGGAAAATACTGCAATAAGTGGACGGCATTTTTCCTGTGCCTGTTCCTGGGGTATTTCGGTGCGCATAAATTCTATGAAGGGCGCATCGGCATGGGAATCCTGTATCTGCTCACCATTGGCCTGCTTGGCATTGGCTGGATTGTTGATATCATCTTGATTTTGATGAAGCCGAACCCGTATTTTGTGGCCAGATAAAGCCCGAACAAAATAAAAACGCCCCCGGTGTTGGCGCACCGAGAGCGTTTCCATAGATCAGCTTGCCCAAAGGCATAGTCCAACCTACCACACTTGGATTATACCACCTCCGGGCAGGCTTTACAACCCATACCTTGGAGGTGTATTTTTTATGCCCAAACAAACATTAAAGCGCCGCGCGGATGGCCGCTACCAGAAGCGGATTACCTTGTCCAACGGCAAAACGCGGCTGGTGTACGGCCGTACAGAGGCGGAACTGAAAGCTGCGGTGCGCTCGGTGCAGGCGCAGGATGAAGCGGGGCTGGAAGTGGGGGACCACACCCTTGTGGGCGAGTGGGCCAAGATCTGGCTGCGCTCTTACAAGCAGGGGCTGCGGCCGGCCACCACCAAAATGTACCGGGATGCCTACAATCTGCACATCATGCAGCATATTGGCTGCATGGAGCTGCAGGAGGTGCGGCCGGTACATATCCGGGCCATTATGGCGGAAATCACGGAGCAGTCGGAATCCCTGCAGCACAAGGTGCTGATCACGGTGCGGCAGATCATGCAGACGGCCCAAGCGAACCACCTGATCCGCGATGACCCCACCGACGGCATCCGCATTACGACCCACGCGCGCCCTAAGCAGAAGAAATACCTGACGCAGGACGAAGCGGAGGAGCTGCTGTCCTCCATTGCGGAGCCGCGGGCCAAGGTGTTTTGCGCGCTCTGCTACTACTGCGGCCTGCGTAAGGAAGAGGCCCTGGGCCTGCAATGGCGGGACATCGGCCCGGCGGCGCTGGTTGTCAGCCGGGCGGTAACCTTTGCGGGCGACAATCAGCCGGACCCCAGTATGGAACTGAAAAACGCGGCTTCCCACCGCCTGGTGCCGGTGCCCGCCAAGCTGCGGGCGATTCTGAACGCCACCCCGCGCCTGGGAGAGCACGTTGTGACCAAAGCTGACGGCGGCGTGATGACGCAGTCAGCCTACAAAAAGATGTGGGCCTATTATGTGGCGGGGGTGTCACTGCTGCCGGTGCACGCCCACATGCTGCGCCACAGCTATGCCACCTGCCTGTACCACGCCGGTGTGGATCTGCGCACCGCCCAGCAGCTGCTTGGTCACGCCAGCATCGAGATGACGGCCCGCATCTACACCCATCTGGAAGCCGAAGACGGCCTGAAAGTAAGTGGCAAACTGGACGATTATTTCAACTCTGCCCCGCCCGCCGCGGATAGTACGGCGGGAACTGCCTGACTACAAACTGACTACATCCCGGAGCCATTCTGACTACTTTTGACTACCTGAGACTAACGGTAAAACGATAATTTGAACGTTGTATCGTTGCCCGGTACTGACTCTTAATCAGTGGGTCCTGGGTTCGAGTCCCCGATGGTGCACCAAAGAAAAACCGCAACGAATGTTGCGGCTTTTTTGTCGCACCATTCCCTCCGGGACGGACTCACACTTCGCGCAAGCGCTCGTGTTCGTCTCGCGGGGACTGGTCGCTAAATTCAGTCCGCAGGACTGAATTCTTAACGCGCCCACTGATGGTGCACCAAAGTACGCGTTGCAAGAAATTGCAGCGCGTTTTTTATTGCAATCTTTCAAAGAAGGTTCAATCTGGTGCACCATCGGGTGACG